TCTCTGCCATGGCATGACTTGGTGGTACCACCAACACATACGATCCATTCTTGTGGAAAGGTGTTATGGGGTCTTTGAACTGTTGTTTGAATCTATCATCTGGCCTGTGATCAACGAATGTCTTGACATGTTGATTCTTCACACACCTCATCCAGTAAGGGGTTGCCCTGCTTTCTCCCCAGTAAGGTCTGTCTATGTAATAGAAATCTTTTTTATTGTTTTGACAATGTTTGTAAACCAAATGGGTACCACGTAACACCCCCATGAACACAACTTTATCAAAGTTGGTCGTGCTTAACACTGTCTCGTAGTTAGTGAGTTTACAGTTTGCCATACCCCTCGACGCACTCTCAACATATTTTTCAGTGTTGGCCCTTTCGGTCCTCACAGCGTAGTTCATTATTTCACTTCCTGCACATTGTACATTGTTGCGTAACCTCTTTTGAATTCACCAATTATGTTTACACTTCTCCTGTTGAGTGTTGCATCTTGCCTCAGAGATACACCGTGTACAGTGTTTGGTGAGTTGTTTGCAAACATCACAAACGTGTTCCTCTTGTAAGGTATTGTCTTGATCACCGTGCCGAGATCACTGTCGTAAATTTGCCTTCCTGCTTTCTTGTCAACTTTCTGCACACTGGACTGTGTCGAGTAAATTTGGAATTCTCCACCTGTGCTTTGATCGTTTTGACATGGCATGTACAACAATCCTGCCCACATCTCCATTGGATTGTCTATGTGAGGTGTACGTGTGGTTATTTCTTCTATGGGTCTGTGCATGACCAATTGACAATCAGTCCATATGTTTTTATTTTCGTCCGCCCAACCCCTTGCACCCAAATCATCCTCTGTGAATGTTTTGTGTAGGACACTTGGCATATAAGGTCTGAAAAGCTCATTCACTTCGTTGAACCATTCTGCAGATGTGTGATAACGTGTGAATTCTTTCCATACTCCGGGCACACTACCTGTTGGATCCAGTAGTTTATCTGCTTTCAGCCTAAAACAGATTCCATTGTCGTAGGCATTGTGTTTTTGCATGACCATGCCTTCCGGAAAACTGTTTTCCAGTGCCTCGTAGAGATCCCATGGTAAGGCCTCTTCTATGATCACATGTGGGTAGGGATCTGTCTGTACTGTTGGTTTTTTCTGTAACAATGAATACATGGTTATATTATAAATGATATCAGTCTAAATGTCTAATTAATTTAGGAACGTCAACGTCAAAATTGATTAGATCATTTCGTCTTTTCACACCCTTTGGTTTTTTACCATCTGTTGCTATTGGTGTTGTCTTTGCAACAAAAACTTCGTGCTTCAGTTTCAAGCTGTTTGATAGCAACGGATACACTTTTTTGTGTAACATCCTCTCGTCTTGTATCTCTACTATCTTTGTTCCTTCTCTACACCACAGGGCATTGACCATACCTGCTCCGTGTGTTGCTAGGACATGTGATGCTTCTGCAAACACTTTGACTTGTTCTTTTATTGGCAGGTCCTCAAGTGTTACAGACTCCCATCCTTTAAGTGCCATCAAAAGTTCGCTGGCATTGTTTAATTTCCTGGTGTGTGCTTTGTCACGTGATACAAATATTTTCCTAAATGGTTGCTGATTCTCTGGTATTCCAAACGATCCCTTGAAGTGACGTAGCCATGGCGGCAAGTGTGGTGTGACAACCCCGTCATTGCAGTTGCTCATAGATGGTGCCAGTAGATGTTGGAATCTCCAAGTCTCTCCCTCCGGCATCACATAATATTTTAAGTTGGGGAATAATTCTTTTGCCACCTTGTCAAAGTATGGACTAGGGTTAGCTAGTATGTAAATGTATTTTGTAAAATTAGTGGACCACCTTTTTTCCATTAGCCTAAACTTACTGATAACATCAATCCATATGTGCCATGGATTGCCTGTGCTGTGTTTGTCTATTGGCAACCAAACATACTTGTTTGTTCCATCAAACTGTTTGGTCACTGGTGGCATCTCGATGTTGATCTCCTCACCCCACGAGTGCCACATTCCGTGATGCTTGTTTGGTTTGTTCTTGTAACGATCCAGCATGGACCACAGGTGTTCTGTGATCATGTGTCTATCCTCGGTGATCAAAATTGGTAAACTGTTCACGGAACAGTTGTTAAATTCCGCCACGAATGTTGGATTGCTGGTGAACTTGTTTGGTACAGTTGGATGATATTGCATGTTGATATCATAGGAATTGTCTATGATATCATGTCTGTCCAAGAAATACTTTATGCTGGTAATATTTTTTACAAGTTGCGCCATGGATGTCTTTAGTGTATAATTAATTATATTATTATGCAACCCACTCATATTTTTACCAACGGCTGTTCATTCCTCACGACAAGACCCAAACAAAGAGTTGACACTCACGTTGGAGCAGAACTGGCAAAACTGATGAATTTGGAAACAGCACTACATCTTGGTGGTGGAGGCCGCGGCAACAAGAGATGTAGCATAACAACAAAGGTCTGGTGTGAGAAGAACCCGGAGTTGGCAGAGAAATGTTTCTTTGTGATTGGTATAACATCGGGACAGCGATTTGATTATCCTACAACTGACCAATACAAAAAACATAAATTTCCAGAGTTGGCAACGGCATGGAAAACATATAAGCCGCAAGTGCCTGCGGAAGCTGAAAAGTTTTTCCGACATCTTTTTGTTACAATGAAATTGGATCTTGATCAGATGATACAGTACGAGTCCATAGAGGCCACATTGAATCTACAGCACTATTTCAAGATTAAAAAATACCCTTATGTGATGTACAAAACAATCTCAGATCCTGATATTAAAATTGATCACAAGTCCAAGGATGTAAAAGCATTATGGAACTTGATAGACAAGACGAGATACTTCAGACCAGAAACATCACACAAGGATTACACGGTAGATAATAATCAACAATGTTCTCCTGGAGACATACACCCATCTCCTGAAGGACATAAGGACTGGGCAAAACAGCTAAAGGAATTTATTGATGCTAACGATTTACGCACCATTTAACAACAAGAAGAGCAAGGCATGGGAAGTGTTTGACGGCGTCAAGCAGTCATGGCCCGAACAAGTGAAGATTCTTGATAACAGTATCGCAACAGAGCCCATGCCCAATTCGATGTACTGGGGATTTGTAAACAACAACATGCAGATGATCAAGAAGCTGGAAGCACGTAAGCATCAATATTGGTTCACCGATACTCCCTACTTTGGCAGATTTGACAATAATAATCTTAAGCCAGATAATCATTACTGGCGTATATGTAGGAACAAGATACATGCCAGCTACATCAGAGACTGTAAGTCTGATAGATTTGAGAAGTTTGGTATGAAAATAAAAGCACCAAACTTCAAGGGATCTTACGTACTGGTGTGTCCGAGCTCGGACAGCATAAACAACTACTTAGACAGACCCAATTGGTTAGAGGAAACGGTCGAACAGCTCAAAAGATACACAGACAGGCCTATAAGGATACGGTATAAACCACGTGGCAGAGGAACCTCAGGACCCAGTGAGGCAAAGGTACCATTGGCGGAAGACCTGAAGGATGCCTGGTGTTTGGTTACAAGTTGTTCAATAGCGGCCATAGAAGCACAGTGTATGGGTATACCGACTATTGCTGATAACAAGAGTTTTGCCAAGGAGATTGCAGGACAGGAACTGGCAGACATAGAGGATCCGTTTTTTGTTGGGGCTGAAGAATGGTTGTACAGCCTTGCATATCAGCAGTTCACGCCGGAGGAGTTTGAGAACGGTAAGGCAGTTGAGATACTAATGGACAAGGGGATATTGTAATGCAAAAATTAATACACTTTGGATGTTCTTTCGCAATGGGCAATGGTGTCCCGGATTATATCAAGGGAATTGAATCTGGTGCACGTGCGACTAATGTTACAAACAGAAGTACTTTTAAAAAGCAATACGGAGTACATGCCGAGTATCCTCACACGTGTGGATCAGTGCTGGCCAAGAAACTAGGTGTTGATTTTTTTAAAATTGCAGAGAACGGTATCAGTAACGAGATGATAGCACGTAAATTGCCACAAACTAAATTACGTAAAGCCTTTGTGTTGATAGGACTTACCAGTTCGAACAGGCGTGAGGCACTGACAACCTCTCGTAATAGCACACACTGGCACACATGGAAGATGGTTGATCCGGTATCGCCTCCCAAGTACAAGGATCTACCATTCACTCCATGGATACATGACGGAGAAACGCACTACTCACCGGCACTGGAGGCAGATGGACAGATCAGAACCGCTCTGCAAATACTCTACATGCAGTCGTTTCTAAAACTAAACAAGACTCCATACTTGATGTTCAACGCACTGCACAATGGATTTGATAGACCACTAACCAATGAGTGTAGAAGGCTGTTGGAAAAAGTGGACCAAAAATATTTTTATAAACTACAAGGTAGTTTTAATGAAACCCAACATGGCTGGTGTCTCAAAAAGAAATTCGTTGTTTCGGATTTAGACGAACATCCAAATGTGTATGGACAAAAGGCATGGGCATCTGAACTACAACCTCTTGTAAAGGACATATGGAATGTCGATTGAAAAAATAAATGGATTTTGGGTTCCGTCAAATGATGTACACATCGAGGATTGGAAAAAAGATAAAAATTTTACACAGAACAAGTGTCTCGGAAAACTTATCACCCACTGCAAAAGTAACGATATAAAGTTCAATCATGTGCTAGACATCGGAGCATGGGTGGGCACATGGACGATGGCCATGAATGGGTTTTGTGGGAGAGTGATAGCTTTTGAACCAGACCCCGTTCATTACGAATGCCTTGTGAAGAATTGTCCCGAAGATGTTGAAACACATCAACTAGCAGTGGGCAATGAAGAAAAAATGATATCATTGTCGGAGGACAATTTCACACAGGCGAAACGTGTAGTAGGAGATGGCATCATACCCATGGTAACCATAGACAGTTTGGATCTCGATGATGTTGATTTGATCAAGATCGATGTTGAAGGTTTTGAAATGGAAGTGCTAAAAGGTGCTGGGAATACATTGAAAAATGTTGACTATCTAATGATAGAACTTAATAATAATTCAAAGAAATATGGAAGCAGTAATCTAGAAATTGAAAAACATCTAAGAAAAACTGGATTTGAAATCATGATCAAGGTTTGGCCGGATGTAGTGTGGCGTAAGAAAGGTAACAGTAAATAGACGTATGAAGATTTTCATAACAGGTGTGGCAGGATTTTTAGGTTCGCACCTAGCAGATCTAATGCTATCAGAGGGTCACACTGTTGCCGGCAATGACAACATGATCGGTGGGTACACAGACAACGTGCCACAGGATGTGGAGTTCCATCAAGTAGACTGTTGTGATCTAGAGAACATGACCAAAGCAATGGAAGGTTGTGACATAGTGTATCACACCGCCGCTACTGCATACGAAGGACTGTCTGTGTTCTCCCCAGTGCTTGTCACGAGAAATATTTTTGAAGCGTCAGTCACAACAATCACAGCGGCAATAAGGAACAAGGTAAAACGTATTGTGTACTGTTCGAGCATGGCAAGGTATGGACACCATGACAATATGCCGTACAAGGAAGATTACGAGTGTCGTCCACAGGATCCATATGGTATCGCAAAGAAGGCCGGTGAGGATGTGCTGAGAAATTTATGCGAAACACACGGGGTAGATTATGTGATCGCTGTGCCACACAACATCGTTGGACCAAGACAGAAGTATGATGACCCGTTCCGAAATGTGATGTCCATAATGTTGAACAGGATGTTACAAGGCAAACAACCTATCATATACGGAGATGGAGAACAGCAAAGGTGTTTCAGTTACATCGATGATTGCTTGTACTGTTTGAACGCACTTGCATTCCAAGATAATGTTATTGGAGAAGTAATCAATATTGGACCAGACGAAGAACCTATAACAATCAACGAGTTAGCAGAAGCTTGTGCCAATGAAACAGGAATTAATTTAGATCCCATACATCATAAAGACAGACCCAAGGAAGTCAAACTAGCGGTGTGTTCGTCAGACAAAGCAAGAGAACTATTAGGTTACAGCACAGCAACAAACATGCGACAGTCGGTCAAAAAGACTGCAGAATACATAAGGACCAGAGGCACAAAGAAATTTCAATATCACTTACCGTTGGAGATCATAAACGACAAGACTCCAGAGACCTGGAAGAATAAATTAATATGATTTCGTTTTGCATACCATCAAGAGGCAGACCCGATTTAGCAAAACGTTTAGTTGATACAGCAACAGCTACACAAACAGGTAAGACTGAATTTTTATTCTACCTAAACGAAGACGATACCACGTTAGAAAAGTACAAAGATCTGTTAGATGAGAAACACTACACAGTCGGCCCAAACCAGTCCACTTGTTACAGTTGGAATCTAATGGCTCGTAAGGCCAAACATGACATAGTAATGCTCATGGGTGATGATGTGCAAATACAAACACAAGGGTGGGACAACATAATTGTAAACGAATTCAACAGGTATCAAGACAGAATCTTAATGGTTGTGCCCAGCGATGGAAGAATGAAAGGTACGTTAAAGTATAACATGGATAAACCTAATTTGTGGTCTGACAAACCATTGCCTGCGGCACATTTTGCTGTACACAAGAACTGGATCAATACGCTGGGATATCTAGCACCGCCTTTCTTCTGGCACTGGCACGTTGATTCGTACACACAAAAAGTTGCACGTAAGTTGGGAAGATGTCTCTATCTGCCAACTGTTGTGTTTAAAGCAAAGAAGATGTTCGATGACACGGGTGAACAAGTGCGTACACACCTAAACATCAATAACAGGGATAACTTTGTTTGGGACAAGGTAAAGCAGAGACACCTCAATACAGACATCAAAGCACTGCAGGATTTTATTAAAGATCAGCAAACTCCATAAAGCATTTATTTTTACGTGTCTTTTGTATGAAAAGATTCAATGTGATCCTGTTACAATCTTGATCACTTTCATATGAATGCCATGTTTTATTCTCCTGTCCACAGAATATAAATGTGCTATTCCTTTTCCATTCTGCTTCTTTAACAAACGATACTGAGTTATTTGTCTTATACATTTTTGTCCCTACATTTTTTTCAGGTGTAATGTATGTGACAGAACTCCATATTTTTTCTAGTCCCTCTTGGTGTACATGGAATTTGTATGGCAACTTTGGAGTAATTGAAACGTGTGCGTTCACTCCAAGTTTTTCATATGATCTACTGGCAGGATATACTCCAACAAGTTTCTTTATATTTCTCAACAGGTTAGTGCATATGTCTACGGTCTCGTCGTAGAAATCTATGTCCCAATCTTTGTATTGATCTGGAAATATATGATGTAGTTCTGTTGTAACAAATTTTAAATTTTTATCGCAACCTTCCTGTAACTTTGTAAAAGCATTCTTACTCAGGGTGTTATCAATTACCTGGTACGGCCATGGTTGCAACTGCACCTCAGTTTGTAAACATTTCTCTACAAATCGTTCACCTTCACTCATTTATGTCCAATCCTTTTTTTATATTTAAATACATCTCGTTGTTTATGTCTATTTGTACGCATGGTCTCCTAGGAAAGAATCTCTTTCGTTTGCCAATTTTAATTTCTTTTGATGCTGTAATAAAAATTGCATTTGGATTGTAGGTTATCGTTTTATCTTTTAATAATATATCATCATTACCGGAAGATCTATCAGCCCGTTCTCGGAAGAACCATAAGCATGTGATGTCATTTGAAAGATCTATCTCTGTTAGGTCATCATAAAACTGACAAGTTAATTTGTGTGTCTCTTTAAATTTTGTCCAGATTGTGCCATCGAAACGTGTTTGATTCTCATACAGGTCATCGTACTCGGCCAATTTAAGTATCTGTTGTCCAATGATGTGTTCTACTGGATCTGTATGATAATATTTTTTGTGTAGTCTTTTGAAAAATTCCATTATGCACTGAACAAGTTGATGACTTCCTTCTTCCAATCGTCGGAGTACTCGCAATCTCTGTAACCATCAAACCATGGTCCGCCCTCTGTGTAGTGTAGTATTTTTGGTACACCATCCTTTGGTTCTTTGTACCAACCCACCAACCAGTTGTATTCATGTGGTAGTGATCCAATATCTGAATCTTCTAGCCAGCTGAATCTGTGTAGGAATTTTGGAGTCTGTTTATTCAGGAACTCCGGAGTCAATATTTTATTCTTCTCATGTCCGCAATTCCAGAGCACCATGCTTGACCAATTTTTCCTTGGATATGCTGTTTGCACCTGTCCGTCCATCTTGATTGATCCTTCTTCCGGTGTGTAATCGTGTTGCACACAAACTACCGCTTTGGAGTCATCGCAGTACTGCTCTAGTTCTTTTGTTGGTATCTTCCAAAGGAAATCGCAATCACAGAACACCGCCCACCCTTTGTAGTTGTTAAGGTGAGGAACAAAGAATCTTGTGAACGTGAATTCTGTTGTTGCTAACTTGTCTACTTCGCGAGTGTAGATGCCTTGCTGTCTCATCTCGTTCTGTTTGAGTGGTTGTACCTCTGCTTCGGGATCTCTGCGTTTGATAGAGTGTTCACACACTTGGTATGAAATGTCTTCTCTTGAATCCCAGCCTACATAAATCTTCATTTGGATAATATCTTGTGTATTTGTTTCCAATTATTTACACGTATGATCTCGGGGTGATTAAAATTTCTGTTGTATGGATGGTCGATTAATATGGGCTTTAAACCGTAATTGAGCCCGGCTAAAGCGTTCTTAGGTTTGTCCTCGACCCAATACAGTCCGGTGTCGTGAAACTCGGCTAATGCTGAATCTTTGTCTGCTCCTGTACCTAGTATATGGTAATTTGTGAAGATATGGTCACCAAACAATTCACCTAGTCTTTTCTTACGTAGACACTGTGCTGGTATGTCAGATGTCTGCGATGTAATTGGAACAAACGTCCATCCTTCTGCCGCTAAAAGTTTTACCCAAGTTTGCGATTCTAACATAGGTCGTTGTGTTCCCATCCAAGCACTCCTGTTGAATTCTCTGATCTCTTGTCGGATTGTGTCTTTGCTTACACCAAATCTGTTAGCCATCTCGTAGTCGTCTTGTCCAGTGTCTACTAACTTGTAAGGATAATTTCTTAATCCTTTTTTGTCAAAATATGACCGTAGCTGTAACCATTTGGTGAAATGGTGTTCCCATTCCAACAACACTCCGTCTACGTCTGTGAGTATGATTCTATTAGATGTCGGCATCTTCCATGCCCGCCACTCTCAATTTAACAATATTTGTTATCTGCCATTGTTTTTGGTCCAAGCCTTTGGTGATGGATAGCCATTGATTTCTTATCAGTGCAAAGTCGTTTATTATTTTTGTCATGTCAACAACATCATCTTCTCCGTCAACATATTTTGTTGCGTCATTACTACTCAATGCTCTGTTGTAGTTTTCAAGGAATTTTCTGAAAGTCTTGGATCTTAATCTTCTTAATTCTATGTTTAAGTATTCTAGTATGGCTTCTAGCTGTTGCAGTTGTCCAAACCTCTCCTCAACTATACCAGGCAATGAAGCGGCCGCTTTTTCTAGATTGCCGTATATCTTACACTGCTTCTTTGCTTCTATTAATTCTTGGTCAAAGTACGCTACACAATCGGGTATTTTAGCTAGGTTCCTACTTACTTCGTTGTACCAGTTTATCATTCATCCTCACTATATCCATCTTCGTCCACTTCCTCTTCTTCAAACACAGTTGCTATTGCTTCTTCAAGTTTTGGATCGTATTCTGCAGATGCTTTTAGTTCGTCATGCTCTACACCGATGTCCTCTAAACTCTTAATGAAATCAATGGCCATGTCCAATTTCTGTCTCTCAGGGACGTAATGTACAATTGAGTTCCACAAACGTTCAATGTCTTCGTGTGTAAAGTCTATCATCTATTTTGTTTCTTTAACTGGTTCTATTTTTTTAGCTTTTGTTTTAACTTCTGGCTCTTCTTCTTTGTCAGCAAAGTCTGTTGGTTCTTTGAAGTCTGCCATTAGCATATCTAATTTATCACCGATCCATTGTTTCCTGAAGTCAATATGTTCTTTACCTGCTTTATCGATGTATTTCAGTCTGTTTCCTTGTTGTACTAGCACACCTTTTTTCTCAAATAGGTCAACTAGCCCACTGTATGGGTTCATACCTGTTTCATACGGAATCTTAACCTGTACTGATTCAAAGGGTTTAGAGTATCTTGTTTTCATAACTTTACAAGCGGCTCTTATACCTCTTACATCTGTTACTTTGTTACCGTCTAGATCTTCTTTCAGTTTAAGTTTCTTCATAGCAATAACGATTGAACTGGCATAGATAAAGCCTTGTCCACCTGATATCTTGTCATCGGGATCAAACATATCCTGCGATGCATATGTGTGATTGGTTGCTATAAGTCCTACGTTCCATGAACCAAACATGTTGACACAGTTTCTCACAAGTGCTGTCAGTGCCTTGGGTTTTCTACCTAGGTCACCTTTCATTTCACCTGCTTCAAATTGATTGACATCAGTTGGAGTAAGCATCATACCCAAACTATCTATAACAAATAAGACTTTAGGTGCACCTTCTTTGTCGTCTGAGTGTGCGTCTTTATATCCTTTCATGAACTCTGAAATAGTCTTTGCTACATCATCTATCATGGATAAACTTAATTTTAAAAGTTTATCTTCCGATGTGTCCACTTTCAGTGCCTGTAACCATTTCTCATCCAGTGCGTTCTCTGTATCGATTAATATAACAAAGATGCCTTGGTCTTGTGCATTCTTGATAATGTTTCCCGATGCTATGTAACTCTTACCTGCTCCAGATTCTCCTGCAAGAACAGTTACCTTACCTAGTGGAATTCCTTTGTTGAAATCGCCAGTCATCAAATAGTTCAATGCGTAATTTCCCGTTGATATCCAATCTGTGGGATCGCTAAATCCTATGCCCAGACCTTGGATTGATTTTGTAATGCTCTTTCTAAATTTAGTTGCGTCAAATACTTTTGTCATAATTTTATCCTTTGTGTATCATATATTAGCATACCTAGGCCCTAACGTCAATATCAGGGCCTAGGTAAAATGTCAGATTATTTTGCTTGTCTTGATCTAATCAACTTCAGGATGTCCTCTGCTCTCTTGGCACTGTCACCTGCAGGAGCCGCCGTTACCGGAGCCGCTGTTGGTTGTGGTGCTGGTGCAGATTCAGTCACTGGTGCCGTCGCTGTGGCAGTTTCAGTTACTGGAGTTGCTGTTGGTACAGTCACTTGCGGTTTAGCTTGGTAAGCCATTCCAGCAGGTCTGTAATACTGTCCATATTGCTCTAGATCGAAAGCTTCACCTTCTACAGATTTCTCAAATAATTCTTTAATTATTTTTACTTCTGCGTCAGTTGGCTCTTTTGGTCTGAAGTCACCCAGGTTGTGTAACCCGTGTGTTTCTACTGCGGCTCTTTCTGCTTCGTCCAGAGCTCTTTCTCTTCTTGACCATTTTGATGTTGAGTAATCAGCATAACCACCTTTAGTAGTTTTGTTGATTCTGAAGTCTACACCTTTTACATAATCAGTAGGCATCTCTTCCATCTCTGGATCCAGTAATGCACTTCTAATGATGTTAAAGATCTGAGGCCCAATGATAAATCTTCTGATCGGGTTCTCAGGAGTTGAGTCTTCTGCTAACGGATTTGTTGTAACAAAACCTTGGAAAATGTAACTTTTCTTCTTCCAATATTTTCTGCCCATGTCTTCCATGCTCTTGTCTTTGAACCATGGTCTAACTTCCGTTAGTACTGGGCAAGTCTTGCCATACATCTCCATACATGGTACTTGTACCTGTACTGGTCTTGAGTCAGTCTGACCTTT